GTAGAAATTGAAATTGAAGAAATACAAATTGCAGAAATAGAGATTGCTAATGAAATTGAAACAGAAATTGATACTGTGGTGGAAGAAGTTGAGCCAGATATGGACACCGAAGTTAAACAAGAAACCAAAACAGAAACAAAAGAAGATACCACCGACACTAAACCAGAACAAGAAAATGAAACCCAAGAAGAAGTTGCCGAAGAAGAAAGTAAGCAAGAAGAAGTAAAAGAAAAACCTAAAGAAGTAGTAGAAAAAAAGGAAGAACCAAAAGAAGAACCTAAAAAAGAAACAGCAAAAGAAAAAGCTGCAAAAAAGATTGTTAAAAAAATGGATGATAAAAAAAGATATGATTCCAACAATCAAATGAAAACATTAATTGTTATGCAAGTATTAGGTAACAGTAAAACTTTTTTTGATAGTCAAAAAACTTTGTTAGATAGACAAGGATTTTTTTCTGATGCAATATTACCAGATACTATCATCCCTAATAATAACATGGCACAATATTTATTATTTGCTGGTAGCGATGGAATGATGAATGAAATGATTGAACAACAATGGCGAGTAACTTCGGAATAATTATGGCTGAAATAGATGTAGCTGGTATTAAATTTAAAGGTGGTAAAATATTTGTTATTTTAACAATTTTATCAACTTTAGTAGGTGGCTTGTGGACAGGATTTATTTTTTACAAAGATTACTTGGACATGAAAGATCAAGTACAACAATACACCGCACCAGATTTATCAGGATTTGATAAAAGAATAGATTTAATTCAACAAGAGGTTGAAATGATTACTGGAGAATTATCCATGATTATGGATGAGGTAACATTGGTTGCGGATGTTGCTAAAGAATTAAAGAACGATCTAAAGTCTGATGTTAGACGGATTGAAACCATCGTAGAGGATGTTGAGCAACGAGTTAAAGAAGATTCTAGAAATAATGCAAAAGAGTTAAAAGAAGTTATCCAAGATATTAAGGATGACATGACTAAGCTCGAAGAAAAAATAGATAAAAGAATTAAATTAACTTTAGAAAATCCTCTATCACAAATGAAGTAGTATGATGCAAGATAGTATAGGTCATTTATTAACCAACGACATAAGTGCGTTAAATTTAATTATCTTATTAATTATTTTAACAATGCTTATTAAAAAGAAATAACATTATGCCAGAATCTTGGGAACAACAGATTGCTGAATTGCGTACTGACGTAAAACATATGCTGAAAAGCCAAGAAATAATGCAAAAACAAATACGAGATTTACAAAAGTTTAGTTCAATGGGTGCTGGAGGATTAAAAGCATTGGTTGTTATAGGAGTAGTTTTAGGTGTCATTGCGAAGTGGATGGGATTATTTGATTAGTTTTGTCTTATGCTAAAATAAAGGTTGGTTTACAATCTGAATTTGTTGCAGCTAAATGGCTGACAGAAAAAAATTATACTGTGTATTGGAAAACACAGGACATGGACCCAATAGATTTAGTTGCGGTACATAGAGTATCAGGAAAAGTTTTAAAAATAGATGTTAAAACAGCATCAATACGAAAGACCTGGAAGCCAGGTACAATGATTACAAGAACACAATCTAAATATCAAAAACAATTAGGAGTACAAATTTTATATGTCTTTAAAGATGGAAGATGCAAATTTAAGTGAGCTTAAAGAACGCATCCGTTTACATGAGGGTTATCGTCTTGAAACTTACAAGGACCATTTAGGTTTTTTAACAGGTGGAATAGGTCATAAAATGTTGCCTGGGGAAGAAGTACCAACAACAGAAGATGGCTGGTTAAAAATATATGACGAGGACTTTGATAAAGCAATCGAGGGAGCAGCCAAAGTATGTCAAGGTATGGATTTACCTGATAAAAAATTTGGTGTGTTTATCGAAATGGCTTTCCAGCTTGGAGCTACTGGATTGTCTAAATTTAAAAAAGCTCTTGCAGCAGCTAGGGAACATCAATGGCAAGAGTGCCACGATCAACTTCTCGATAGTCGCTGGTATAAACAAACGCCAAATAGAGCAAAATCATTGGCGGAAATAATGTTGGAGGACTAACATGGAAAAGATTAAATATTTTTGGGATGGACTTTCTAAGCGAGGTAAAATTCTTGTAGTAGCTGTTATAATTATTGTAGCAGTTGTTGCTTGGGGACAATTCTAATGTGGCAATTATTAGCAAAGCCGTTATTTGGAGTAGCGGCTGATGCTGTCAAAGGTTTTGTAGAAACCAAAAAAATTAAAAGTGAAATAAAAATCACATCAATTAAAGCAGAAAAAAAGAGATTAGAGGACATTGCTGCTGGTAAAATAAAATGGGAACAATCTGCTGTCGATCAAATGAAAGGCAGTTGGAAAGATGAATTTGTTTTATTAGCATTAATGATACCAGCTATCTGTGCATTTATTCCTTGGATGCAACCACACATTGAAACTGGACTAGCTACCTTGGAAAATATGCCGAAATATTATACGCACCTTTTATACATGGCGTGCAGCGTGTCGCTTGGTTACAGAGCAGCACCTGGAGTAATGAGTTTGTTTGGCAAAAAGAAATAATATAATCACTATTCCTGGTATGTGGTTCTTTTCTAAAAACCGAACCCAACAAGAAGAATATAAAACAAATCATCGACCACCGGATTGTGAAAGTTGTACAAAAACACCAATACATTCAAATGATGGTTTAAAGACCTGGATGTGTGGAAACTGTAAATTTAACCAATTTAAGCCAAAAAAAAAGCTCGTATTTTGAGCATACAGAAGGTTGTAGCACCTCTCCTTTGTGATTGTACCCCCCTAATTATTCATTAAATCGGCAATTTTATCAGCTCTCTCTTGTTCCTTCTCAAAGTTCCTCCAGCCACCTTTTACATACCTATCTGATATTTCTTTTGTAGCATGACCATGATCTCTCATCATCGCTTGTTTATTTTCTTCCAAGTATTCTTTTAAAGTAATAACAAACACCCTAAAACTATGTGGTGTTATGTTTCCTATTATACCAATCTCCTTATTATATTTATTTAATACTCTATTCACAAAATTATTACGATGCAGCATAGTACCTTTTTCTGTTGTAAATAATAATTGGTTTGGATCAGTAATATTTTTTTTATCTATGTATTCACAAAGAAGCTGTGTCATTTCTTTTGATAAAGTAACAGCTCTATCTCCAGCTCTACTTTTTGGTTTATGTTTTAATCGACCACTAGAAGTATTAATTGTTTTATTTATATCTAAATAACCAATTCCATCTTCTATAATAAAATCTTTTAATAATAGCGGAATAATCTCGCCAAATCTTCCCCCTAATTCTCTCATTAATCTTATTAATACATATGCATTATAATTGCGTATTTTAAAAACATCACATAATTTTCCTAATTTTTGTAATGCTTTTTTATAACCACCTTGAACAATAATAGGATCTTCTTTGTTATCTTCATGTTTTTTTAATATTCTTTTAAATTCATTTCTATCCACTTGATCGCAATAATTAAATATTATTCCTCGCTGTTCTTCTGCTGCATACTTAAATAACCTACCTAATAATTTAAAACTCTCTCTATTGTATCGTGGTGTTAATAGTTTGTTCATTTCTTTTCCAATACTAGAAGTTACTTTTACATCGAAATCTTTTAGCAATCTGTCTTTAATAGATTTGTTATCTATTTTTATTCTCCATAATTGTTCAGCATCATACTTATAATTTTTAATAGTTTCTTCTTCAGGACCATGTTGTATTTGTTCCAGGTGTTTCTTCCAATCTTTATATAAAACTTCTAATGTATCTTGTTTCCCATAAGTGCCGTTTTTTATAGACTTTTCTATACGTTCCTTTTCTTTTGCCAATTCCTCTATATTACGAGGAAAACTAGATTTTTTTGTGGCTATTCTTTCTGTTTCTATTTTCCTAAATTCATCATCAACATAATCAAATGTCTTGATTTCAAAATAATATCTGTCTCCCCAAGGTGTAATATTTGTAAGTTTGTATTCCATATATAATATAATTTATTGTATATACTCTTAGCATTTTATTCTATTTAAAAAAAGATAAATCATTGACAAAATTAATCTTGTCAGCGATTGGGTTGTCAGCGATTTTGTCAGTTGGTATATAAGAAATGGCAAGTTTCCTATGTATTGTGTGGGTTTCTATGGGTTATCATATTGCAGAAAACAACGGAAAAAAATAAAAAAATCGGTTAACAGACTATTACCAATGGCAGAAAACTGGGAAAAACTATATGTTTGTCAGCGATACATTCAGCGATGGTAAAAAAACCTTATGAGTAATAGGCGTAAATTAATAATAAATAATTTTACAATATAGCAAATTATTCTATATAGCTTTTTGCGTTCCCAGGTAGCACAATGGTAGTGCGTCTGACTGTTAATCAGAAGGTTACTGGTTCGAGTCCAGTCCTGGGAGCCAGTTAAATAGTACCACCATACGATTCATTTTCATCGTGTATTACTTCACATTCTTTTAAATGCTCTTGCTGCAGTTGTTGTAAATACGCCAACCATTTTTCAGGTTTTACATTTTCATGCAGCATACCAACTGTCCTAGCTATTCTTTTTACTCTAAATCTAATTATCTCATTGTTTTCATCAACTTTATAAAAAACAACAAATCCAGGTACATCAAATTTTAACGCTAATTTTTTAGTTAATGTATATGCTTTAAATTTTTGACCAGTATCTTTTGCCAGTTCTACAAATGCCAGGGGTTTATAACAATGCTTACATACCTCAACACTATCAACATCAATCATGGCAATACCCTCAAACTTACGATGCCATTTACTGTACGGCTCTTGTTTTAAATCAGAATACCACTCTCTAGCCATTATCTACCTCAACTGTCCTGGCAGAATATTTAATTCTTTTTATTTTTTTTTGTTTTTCTAAGGATGTAACTAAACGATGAATACCTGATTTACTTTTTAAATTAACAGCTTTCATCATTTCATCATATGATGGAGAAAAATCGTTTTGTTGTATGTAGGTTTTTATGTACTTAAATAATTCAGATTGTTTTCTTGTCATGTTGCTTTATTTTTTCTAATTCTTGTCGCAACTTAAAATTCTCATCTGTTTTGTCTGTCAATAATTTCATCATAAATTCGTCATTTAATTTTTTTTCTTTTTTTAATTTCCGTAATTCTTTCTCTAGTTCATCAGACATTTTTATATTTATCTCTGATATTAATTAATTTAATTTTTACATCTTCCAGGTACACCGCTAGATCAAGAGCTTCTTCTATTGCGTTATCTATTCCTGAAATCAAACCATAATTAGCACCAGCCATGGTGTTGCCATATTTTTTAATACCCATGTTGGACCGATTAATCATTTTCTCACAAATCTTTTTGACTAATGGATCTTTTGCCATTTCATCAGGTATTGTTATTAATTCTTTAGCGGACAAATCTGTCATAGGTCTTTCTCTTGCACCCATTGTTGTAATTTTTGATACGATATTAAAAAAGTTTTACCAATTTTTTTCATGGGTAATTCTTCTCTAATACGCATACGATGTACACGTTCTTTTAATGCTTTATCTGAAAGCTGCGGCTGGTTTTGAAATAATATCTTACCAACCGCAACAGTATCTAACAATGATATGGGAGTTAAATGCATTAAAATTTATCAAAGCTAGAATCTGATGATTCTTTTTTCTTAGAAGCTCGTTCCATAAACTTACCATAATCTGTTTCAAAATCTTCTATCGAAACATTTAAGATAGTTTTTTCATTTTTATTTTTTCCAGCCCAGGCAGTAAGACCAACTTTAGTATTGGCTGGAAAAGTTACTTCATCAAAAAAAGTAAATCCTGATTTATCTTTATCATCTTCAAAAGATAATGAAGCTCCTATTGGATATTTTTTACCACTATCCATGTGTGCATCCAGCATTTCTTTAAGCTCTTTGCCTGGATATAATGTTAAATTAATTTTTGGCATTTAATATTCCTTCCCTTACACTTGCAAGTTTATCAATTAATTGTTTTTGCACTTCACGACCTTGTTTTTTAAACCAAGGTTCATAAGGTGTTTTTAGTTTATCTACTTGACCAGGATGACTTGCATTTTCTATGACGGAGGAAAATTTTTGGATTTGTGTTACTAAATCCATTGCATCCCACCCTGGCGGTAGATCCTGATGATGTTGCGAGCTTGCAGCAGTAGACTTATTTCTACTACCACTTGCATCATCAGGTTTTCCAGCTTGTGAATAAACATTGTTTTTCGCTGGAAACTCTTTTTCTTGTTGTTTGATGGCTATTAATAATTCATCGCCTGATGGATATTCCCCACCTTGCAATCCTAAATTAGATAAAGCACGACCAATAGAAGAAGTTTCTGCATTTTCAGCAGCAGAAGTTTTATTAACTGGTCCAAAGCGTCTATCTTCTTCCGCTATACCATTGGCAACTCTATCGCCACCAACAGAAATTGTTGTTTCAGAACGCACATAATTTTCATCAAATGTTTGTGTCGTATCTATTTGTGCATCCACACCAAAATGTTTTCTAAATATACGAATACGATCCGCAACCATTGTGTATTTTTTTGTTCCTTTAGTTGATACTTTTAATTTTTTATCAATGTTTGCTAATTCTAAAGTTGCAGCAGCTAGTGTCTTATTAAAGTCTATACTCATGTTACATCCACTAATGTCATTGCTAATAATTTTTTTTGTAATGGATCTAACTTAGGTGGATTTTTTTTTCTTTCCTGACATTCTTTTTTTATCGCTAATTCACGATCCATATTTTGCCAGGTACTCCAGCTACAAATTATTTTTCCTTTACCTATGTAATATGTATCTTTTATTCCCATAATTTTTCTATCTCCCTTAGTTCCTCGCTACTGTAATCTCTCCACATAAAATTAGAAAAATCTGATGGCACATACTTTGTGCATTGTTCTAAATTTAAACCTAAATCAGATTGTAATTTTAAAATGTTTTGTCTTTGTAATTGTGTTCTTCGTTGGAACGCCAACATTCTGTTTAAATTTTCTGGCTGCAAATCTTGACAATTTTGTGCCGTAAATATTTTAAAACCTACTTCATCTTTCTTTGTTAAAGGTTTACCGCTTGCATAAATAATGTACGGCTCTAATCCAGTAGCTTTCCAATAAAATGCTGTTTGCAGCACATGACTAAATTCTGGTGTTGAAGGTAAATATCTATTTTTAACTTTTATTTTACCATGTTTATCTTTTTCTCCTTTTTTATCAGGAGCAAACCATTTTGTTTTTATTTCTAATACTCGTTTCCATTCCGTAAAAATTAAATCCGTTCTACCTATGGTAGTAATTTCTATGTCTGGGTGTTGGTATTCACAATACGTTTCTGTTGTAATTTTATTAACATCAGGAAGTTTAATTTGTTTTAATGCTTGTATTAAATGTTGAATACAAAGCGGTGTACGATCTCTTACAATAAAAAAATGATCTAGTTCTGCACCATCATACAAATGCTGCTTATCGTCTAAATATTGTAATGCACTATCAATTGCTTTCTTTTCTGTATAACCATGAAATATGTATGCTCCTACGCCAAATGGTTCTATTGTTATAGTTTGGTCATCTTGATTAACATAAGACCTCTCACGATCTCCCTGGACCGCATTACCGCCTATCATGTTAGGATTTGGTTTTTTTCTACGTCTGTATTCTTGATTGTTTAAAACATACAACCACCACCAAACATCAATAGCTTTATTGTCCTGGCTAGATGAAAAATGATCTAAACCAGCGTTTAAATAATAATTTGGAACAGCACCAAAACCATTCATAAACTGTACCTGAACATATAAGGAACAGTATTAGCATTAATTATTAAGTTATGTCAAATAGTTTGCAAAAAATGTCTATTCTATGTGCATACTCTCGTTTTCATCAATATCTGGCAATGCTTTAAGATTAACTGTACCAGAACATATTGCTGCCCACTTAACTTTAATGTGCATGGTAATTGTTGAATGAAGTGTAGTAAAATAAAATTTATTTTTAGAATCTGGCTCTGAAATCCAACCAATTGCTAAATCTCCATTATCTCTTTCTATCATCGCAACACTTTTAAAACACAATGGATCAATTTTATTATTTTTTTGCCAATAAGAATTAAATACATAAATTATACCTTGATTAAAATTTAAAGAGTAATTTGTATCTACATCTTTATTAGCTCTAAAATTTATTCCATAAGATCCTGGAGCAATAGCACTAGGAATTTTGAGAATAGGTCTATCAAATTTAAACATTTCAACTTTTGTACCAGACCAAAATTGACCAGCTATTTCTAAATCTAAACTTGGAAATAATAATTCTTTTTTTTCTAACTGTAACTCTTTAATATTAGATAACTTCTCTGCCATCTGTGGTGTTAATGAAACTCTTTTATTTAATACTTTACTAAAATGTATTTCATTTATGCCAATTCGTTTTGCAACTTCTTTTTGTTGCATACCAGCAGCTTTAATAGCATCTTTAATCTTATCATTCATTATTGCACTAACCATATGCCGATTAGCTTTAAATGCTATTGTTTAATTTTGCAAACTATTTATTTTTTATTTGCAAATAATGCTAAGTTGTATAGAAACTATTGCTAATATGACTTTACAAGAATGGAAAACCTTAAAAAACATAAATACCTTGTCTGAATTAGCGAATAAAATAGGTGTCAATACGTCAAAAAATCCTGCGAGATTAGTACAACGATGGCTAGATGGTAGCTCTTATCCACGAAAACATCATTTAGACATGATCTTAAAGGCAACAAATGGCAAAGTTACAGCAAACGATTTCTTTACCCAATAAGATAAAAGTCGGATCGGTGGACATTTCTGTCCAGTTAATAGACGGATTAGTTGATATTTCCGAGGATGAGGGAAGTTATGACGGCTCAAAACAAACCATTATTTTAGATAAAAACATTGTAGAACGCCAAAATTCTTACTCATTGTTGCTTGTTTTACATGAACTGGACCATGTTATCTTTGACCAGCACCTTTTAAAAGCAGCAGAGGAGGAGATAATCGTCAATGCTTTCTCCCATTCTACTGTTCAAATACTACGAGATAACCCTGATTTAAAGAAATGGATGGATGCATGTCTAAAATAGAATTAACAAATAAAGAAATTATTATATTAAAAGATTTAGCAAGTAATTTTTTAATACCAAATACGGCTTTTATTAAAGGTGGTATGTTGGATATAGCTTATCAAATATGCAGAAAACATGAAATTGAATTAAAAGATTTACAATCAAAAGCAAGAACTAGACATTTTGTAGCTGCAAGGATTGAATTTACAAAAAGGTGTTTAAAAGAATTAAATAAATCAATGAACCAAATTGGTCGGTTTTTAAACAAAGATCATACAACCATTATTTATTACAAGAATTATGCTCCTTAAACGATGGCAATTATTAAAAGAAGTAATGGCGGATAATAGTCTTAATCCATCTGCACTTAGAGTTATGTATTTTTTACTTAATCGTGAAAATAGCACTACTAAGGCGTTGTTTCCAAGTCATATGAGGTTATCGGCTGATACAAACCTATGTGAGAGGTCTGTAAGACGAGGTATTGATAACCTTATTGAACAAAATTATGTGATTAAATTAAAAAAAGGTTCTCCAGGTCGTGCTACTACTTATCAAATCAATTATGAACAGCGGACAGTTTTGTCCAAGACACAGGACAGTATTGTCACAAATATCAGGACAGATATGTCCGACCAATCTACCAAAGAATCTATTAATAAATCTAGTGTTCAAAATTTAATTAGTAGGGTAGCAAAGAATACTAATGCCAATTACAAAGCTGTTGTTAATGGTATTTCACAGAAGTATTCATCGGATGACAGAACCTATCAAAGAATATTAAATAAAACTGGTAATAGTGATTTAGCAGAGGAATGGCTTAAATTAAGAAAAAGTAAGAATTGGAATGACAAGGTGCGAGCTGAACAAATTGCTAAACATCTTCAATGCCTATAATTACAGATCAAGATATAATAAACCTATTTGAACAAGCAGCACTAACCGATAAAAGACTTCCTAGAGCTATTAAAAAACAAAAGACCACAGCATCCTGGCAAGAGGTTAAACAAGAAAAGATGTATAAACATTCTTGGAATGACGCTACCTTTGTTATTAAACCATCATCAAAGGATATTAGTCGGTGGTGGATAGCATCAACTTTATTGCGTGAGGTTGTTGAGGATCTACAAGTTAAGAGAATTATATGGAGCAGAGCAAAGAAAATTCCTTTTTCCAGGATAGCACGCTTTGTCGGTGTTGATCGTAGAAAAGTTAAAACAATATGGATTGAGGAAATAATGTATATTCGTTTGTGGCTGCAACTACATCAAAACACTAAAAAAATTAGTGACATGATTGACAGAATAGTGCTAATAAATAAATATAATTGAGATTTAGTCGGCTTTGTCGTTCTCTTTTGCAATCATATAATATTTTAAATGTTGTTCCAGGTTTCTTGGCGGCTTTGTTGGTCCATTAACCCAACGCCAAATTACATTTCTATCATTAACTTCTGATGTTCCAAAGTAAATTCTACAAAGGTCGCCTTGTGTTAGTCGGTGTTTTTTTAAAAATGCTGCTAGCTGCTTAGATGTCATAGTGGAGGTATATACTATTATATGATAAAATAAACCCCCTTATAAAAGAGGGTTTTAGTCGGATTTATATAAAATATCGTTTTTCGGTTTGATCTCTTGCTTGTTCGTAGCTTGTGCCTTTAGGAAATATAATTTTAAAACTTTTTCCTTTTCTGCAATATCCTGAGCTAGTAAAAAGCAAAGTTTCATAATCTAAACTAATACTATAATTACAGCGTGAATTTTCGTGCATAGTGCAAATAATCATTTTTTAAGCTCCTTTTTTTAGTTTAATTAATCTAGTAGGTTTAATTCTTCTAAATGGTCTTTAAACTGTCCATTGGTCATAGTTTTGACTTGGTTTGTAAAATACTCTTTTAAAATTTGTTTAGTGTATTTTATATCCTCTAAAGCTCCTTGTATTTGATCTTCAATGTATTGTTCTTTAGTCATCATTTTTTAAACTCCTAGTAGTTATTGATTAAATAAACTAGCGGTAAAAATACCGCTAATTCGAGAAGTGCTGCTATAAATATAAATTTAAGCATTTTCGAAATTTTTAATTATATTGATTAAATCTTGATCTATAACCTTATCAAATGAGTTCAATAATTTAAGATCAAAACAACGACCACCAGAGCCACACTCGAAACTTGAAACATCAAAATCAAAGTGTTTTTTTGCTTCTTCGTAGTGTTCTTCATAAGATGTATCATGTCCTGGATAATCTCCATATTCATCATCTTGGCAATCACTAGCAAAATCTTCAAGACCTTGATCCGTTTTGCCTGATTTTACTGTTTCAACCCATATATCTCTATAATATTCTATGGCTTCGTTGTTATCGTTTCGATCTTCAACTTCGATCCTGGTTAAAGGTCTTAAACTAAAACCAACAACACCTTTAAAACCATCTTGATAATCAAAAGTTTCTTCTAAGAAGTAAATTTCATTATCTTTAATGCCAACAGGTTTATTGTATTTAGTTTCTAATCTATTTCTAATAGGTTCATTCATTTTAAATATGCTCCTTGTTTAAAATGTTTTTGAGCAACTTTGATTGTGAAATCTTCGGACCATTCCGCTGGATAGTTGCGTCCAGGTGTTGACGGCAATTTCTTGCCATCAATAAAAACTCTACGACCAATAAAAGATATTAACCCTTTTATTTTGCGAGCTTTAATTTCTACAATAGTAATATTCATAACTATTGAACAAAGATTAAAATTAATGTGATAGTTGGAACCGTTCCAACCATCATGTAAAATAATATATTAGATAAATTCATAATAACTCCCTTATATATATTAATAATATATATATACTAATAATATATACTATCAAACAAATAATTTATAAAAAAGAAAGTTTTTTAAAATGGTAGGCAGACCGAGTAAAAAAGTCCAATGTGAAGCAATGACCAAGAGATATGGAAGGCAATGCAGAGCCAAAGGGATATTAAAAAAAAATGGTCATTACATATGCCGGATGCATGGCGGCTTATCATTTGGTCCAGTATCTATTGACGGCAAAATAAGAGCATTACAAAACCTAAGACAGTATAAAAATAAAACATATGAAGAAATCAGAGAATACATACAAACGAATAATTGAAGCGGTAGAGCTTGGCACAACCTTGACGCAAGTTTGCAGAGCCAAAGATATGCCAGGGTTAACAACAGTTCATACATGGATGAAACAGGATCAGAAGTTTAAAGAGCAATTACTTGACGCCAGGCGTACCGGTGCAATGGTTTGGCTTGATAAAATGCAAGATATGTTAGACCAGGACACGGAACCAACAAAGGTACAGTTATTAAGAGAGCGGTTATTTCATGCACGTTGGATGGCTAGTAAATTGGTCAGCGTGTTTGGAGATAAGCAAACTGTTGAGAATGTTGGAGATCCATTAATTAAAATAGTATGGGATGATGGTTCTTCGGAACATAAAGAGCCAGGTTCCGCACGCACGTTAAGAAGTTCGAGCAATAAAGACCAAGCAACTGACAAGATAACTGACAAGAAAACAATTAACTAAGCAATACAACAAAGAGTAATAGGTCATTGACCTATATTGATTTGCTTATGGCTTTTTATTATTGAAATATGAATATATCCGAGCTCGATACACGCCAGATTTATCTGAGGGGTTTTATATATTATGATGGGAGATTTAGACACTCATGGACACAGACATTGTTGCTGCAGTATTATTTAACGAAACCAATAATACTGTAACAATAGAATTAAAAAATTTTGCAAATAAAGAGGATGCACTTGAAGCAGCTAAATTTGTAATTGCGGCACTTAACATACCAGAGGTATCTGCGGTAAATGATACAATACATTAGTTAATAATTTTACCAAAGATAGATATAACATTAAAATATTAGTAGCTTGTGAATATTCAGGCATTGTAAGATCAGCATTTGAAAAAAAAGGTCATGACGCATGGAGTTGTGATATTTTACCAACAGAAATACCCGGTAACCATATTCAAGATGATATTTTAAAACATTTAGATAAAGGTTGGGATTTAATGATTGCTCATCCTCCTTGTACGCATTTAGCAGTAAGTGGTGCTAGATGGTTTACAGAAGGAAAAAAACCTTGGTCATTACAAATTGAAGCATTAGATTTTGTAAAAAAATTATTAAATGCACCTATTGAAAAAATAGCATTAGAAAATCCAGTGAGTGTAATTTCAACAAAAATTAAAAAGCCAAATCAAATTATACAACCTTATCAATTTGGACATGATGTATCTAAAAAAACTTGTTTATGGCTTAAAAATTTACCAAATTTAAAACCAACAAAAATTGTAGAACCAGACATTATTAATATAAATGGCTATAAAATGAGTAGGCATCATTATGAAACATTCAAATTACCAAGTGATATAAGAGGTAAAGTTAGAAGTAGATTTTATGAAGGTATTGCTGAAGCTATGGCTAAACAATGGGGAAATGAAGTATGAAAATAATTAAAATTGCGTACAAGCCAAGACCTCAACAATTAGAGCTGCACGAAAAACTAAAGCAATACAGGTTTGCCGTGTGCGTCATGCACAGGCGAGGAGGTAAAACAGTTTTTGCAATAAACCATTTAATTAAAGAAGCATTAACATCAAAACAAAAGAATTTTCGTGGTGCGTTCTTTTCTCCAACAAGGGTGCAAGCAAAACTAATCGCTTGGGATTATTTAAAAGAATTTTCTAGGGTTATTCCTGGAATGAAGTTTAATGAAACAGAGCTGCGTGCCGATTTTCCTAATGGTGCTAGAATAACATTGTTTGGAGCAGAAAATCCTGATGCTAGTCGTGGACAATTTTTTGATTTTGTTGTTTGTGATGAATATGCACAGATGGATAGCAGAATGTTTGCGGAAGTAATTAGACCAGCTATTTCTGATCGTCTTGGAAAATGTTGTTTTATAGGAACGCCACAAGGTATGAACTTGTTTTATGATTTGTTTGAAGAAGCAAAATCATTACCTGATTGGTACACTTGTATATTCAAAGCTAGTGAAACTGACTTAGTACCAAAAGAAGAATTAGAATCGGCAAGAAAGCTGATGACGGAGGATCAATACCAACAAGAATTTGAATGTTCTTGGACAGCAAATATATCAGGGTCAATTTACGGAAAAATAATTTCTAAAATGGAAGATGATAAAAAAATTTCTCATTATCCATATGATCCTGGTTACCCAGTAGATTGTTATTTTGATTTAGGAATAAGTGATCAAACTGTAATTTTATTTGTACAACAAATTGGTCGAGCATTGTTCATTGTTGATTGTTATGCTGATAGCAATAAAAGTCTGGACTTTTATGCCGACTATATTAAGAAAACAGAATACAATATCCGTAATTATGTTTTTCCGCATGATATAGAGCAGCGAGAACTATCAACTGGACATACAAGAAAAGAATATGCCTACTCGATGGGGATGCGACCAATTAAGGTGTGTCCAAAAATATCGATAGAAGATGGTATTCACGCTGGTCAGATTTTATTAGCAAAAACCTACATTGATAGGTCTAATTGCAAACCTTTCTTGGATGCAATGAAATGGTATCACAGAAAGTGGATAGATAAACAGCGTATATTTTCAAAACCAGTACACGATCATTCCTCGCATTATGCAGATGCGTGGCGAACGTGTGCAGTTGCAATACAAGAATTAGATTTAAACGAAAACAGACGATTAGAAAAATTTGCACAAGGCACAAACTACAACCCCCTAGATATAAGGAATTAAGACAATGGGATTTTTAGCACCAAAACCACCAGCTCCACCGCCAATACCAGATCCACCAGAATTGCCACCAGTAATTAAACAAAACCTAGATCAAACACAAAAAAATAAAATTCGTGAAATGATGAAAGTTAAAAAAGAAGGGTACACCGAAACAATTTTAACTGGAAATCAAGGCGATACAAGCGAAGCTGAAATACAAAAGAAAACATTATTAGGCGGATAGTATGGGAGCAGCAACAAGTACACGCAGTAAAGATAGACAAGAAAGAAGAGATAATTCTAATAAACAACAATCTAATGAAATTGTAAAAATTGTTAAAAATAGATTAGGTCTTGTTGATGGTAAAGCGACAAATTTAACTGGTAAAGATAAAGATATGTATGGATCAGAAACATCAAAATTTACTGATGATGCTATGGTTAATAAAAATATAGTAAAGGTTGGTAATTATTTTAAAAAACAAGGTGGTAGTTTTATTCGTATAAGTAGATCAGAAGGAGAAAAACTGTATGCTGCTAGCGATCCAAGTGTAAGTAGATCCGTAATTGGAAACTCTAATGCTAATACAATAAAATATGGCTCTACAAATAGTGCAATGGGTAGTGGCGATCCAACTGGTGCAATGACATCAGTACCTATTTCTAGCAAAATGTTAGAACAACAAAATAAAATAAAAGGAATTACAACAGCTGTATTATCTTTAGCAATGCCATCCCCTATAGGAACTGTAATGCGAGCTAGTGCTACAAAAAATTTAGTAAACGCAAGTAATCCTAATGCAGCATACAAAGATTACAAATTAGGTTTTGATGCAAAACAACAAGGTAAAAAATTTACATCAACAAGAAACGAATTAGGAATATTAAAACTAGGTTTATCTAAAGGAAAAGACAAACTAGGAGAAATAATAGGTAATTAATATGGATATAAAAGCATTAAGTAGTCAATTTGCACAGTTAAAAGGTAAACGATTAAACTGGGAAAGTCATTGGCAAGAAATCGCTGATTATGTTTTACCTCGTAGAGCTGATGTAAATATACAACGAACAGCTGGCGATAAACGTACAGAATTTATTTTTGATGGTACAGCTCTGCACGCTGCGGAACTATTATCTTCTTCCTTGCATGGAATGTTAACAAATGCTGCAACACCTTGGTTCAGTATGCGTTTTAAAAACGAAAGTCTTGCCATGGATGAGGAAAGTCAGGAATGGTTAGAAGCTAGTACCCAAACAATGTATATTGCTCTTGATAGGTCAAATTTTCAACAAGAAATACATGAATTGTATGTTGATCTTTGTACGTTTGGTACTGCGTGCATGATGATTGAAGAAGATGATGAAAAATTTATTCGTTTTTCTACAAGACACATAAAAGAAATTTATATTTCAGAAAATGATAAAGGATATGTAGATAGTATTCATCGTGAATTTAAAATGACAGCAAGAGCTGCGTATTTACGATTTGGCGAAAAATTATCTAAAAGAATTTTAAAAATATACGAAAAAACTCCGTATGATGAAGTAACCATTAACCAATGTGTTAAACCTAACGATCAATCTAATCCATATAAGATGGATAATAAATCAATGCAGTATGTATCGATTTATTATGACAACGAAGATCAAAAAATAATTACTATATCTGGTTTTAACGAATTTCCTTTTGTTATTCCTAGATGGTTAAAGTCATCAAGCGAAGTATATGGTCGTTCTCCTAGCATGACAGCGTTACCTGACATTAAAATGTTAAATAAAATGTCAGAAACAACGATAAAAGCTGCTCAAAAGATGGTTGATCCACCATTATTAGTACCTGATGATAGTTTTGTTTTACCAGTTAGAACACAACCAGGAGGGTTAAATTATTACCGATCTGGCACAAGAGATAGGATTGAGCCATTAAATATAGGTGCAAACACACCAGTTGGGTTAAATTTAGAAGAACAACGAAGAACAGCAATACGCCAAGCATACTTTGTGGACCAATTATTGATGTCGCAAGATGTACGAATGACAGCTACAGAAGTAATGCAGCGTAATGAGGAAAAAATGAGGTTGTTGTCGCCAGTATTAGGCAGACTACAAGCAGAAATGTTACAACCTTTAATTACACGATGCTTTAATATTCTTCTTCGTAAAAATTTATTACCTGAACCACCAGAATCTTTACAAGGTCAAGCTGTTGATATTGAGTATGTATCGCCATTAGCAAGATCACAAAAAACTGGCGATGTTCAAGCAATACTACGTTCACTAGAAATTATTTCTCCATTGGCACAAATGATGCCAGTTATGGATTACCTAGATTCTGATAAACTTGTTAAACATATTACAGATGTATTAGGTGTTCCTAGAAAAATTTTACGATCTGACCAAGAAGTTGCGAGCATAAGACAACAACAAGCGGAAGCTCAACAGCAACAAGCACAAATGGATCAAGCATCACAGATGGCGGAAGCTGGAGGAAAGGCAGCACCGCTATTAAAGGAACTTAATGCCGGATAAACAAGAAAAATTTTTAAAAGAATTACGACAAGCATATCAAATGACTTTTAACACCAAAGAGGGTGCATTAGTTTTAGCTGATTTAGAAAGCAGAACTGGAATACATAATTCTACCTTTGACGTTGATCCGTATAAATCGGCAAACTTAGAGGGGATGCGAGCAGTTACTTTGTGGATTAAAACAATGTTAAAACCACAACCAACGGAGAAAAAATAAATGGAAGAACAGACAACTGCACCAGAAGTGCAATCTGAAACAACAACTGAACAACCACAAGAAGCATCGTTTATTGATACGTTGCCAGAAGATATACGAGCAGATGCATCGTTACAAAATTTTAAAGACGCTGGTCAACTAGCAAAAAGTTATGTTCATGCACAGCGAATGGTAGGTGCAGATAAAATGCCAGTACCAAATAAAAATTTTACAGAAGATGATTGGAAGCAAACATTTTCTAAGTTAGGTGTGCCAGAAACACCTGATGATTATAATGTTAATTATACTTTACAAGAAGGAGCAGATCCGCAACCAGTAAAAAATTTTGTTTCTCATGCACATAAGTTGGGAATGTTACCTCAACAAGTACAAGGAATACTAGATTACTATGGTAATTTAGAAAGCCAAGGAAATGAAGAAATACAAAAACAAGCAGAATTAAATAAACTTAATTCTGAACAAGAGCTACGCAAAGAATTTGGTCTAGCGTATGATAAAAAAGTTAATCAAGCAAATAATGTGTTTGGTAAATTTTTTGTTAATGATTTAAAAGATGTAAAACTACAAGATGGTAGTGATATATTAAATCATCCTGGCTTTATTAAAGCTCTTAGTAAATTATCTGAAAATTTTTCAGAAGATAATTTAGGTACAGGACAAACAGAGAGTGGTGGATTAACACCACAAGAAGCTGAAAGAGAAGTGACAAAAATCATGGCAGATACAAAGCATCCGTACTGGTTGAAAGATCATCCAGGACATAGTGCAGCCGTTAAAGAAATGGCAGATTTGCATAACATGATACATCCTGATTTATAAGGGTAGTGCGTAAGCATCCTTATTGACCATCTGAACAGTAGAGCAACTAACAGTTGTAAAATGTAGATAAACCTACTTGGTAGATAATTTATCAAAATTTAACCAAAACTATGAAAGGAAATATTGTTATGTCAGTAAATGTAACAACTTCTTTTGTGGAGCAATATTCCGCTAATGTTCAGATGTTATCCCAACAAATGGGATCAAAACTTAGAGCAGCAGTAGATGTCGAATCAATTAGAGGTAAACAATCTTTTTTTGAGCAAATCGGCAAAACTACAGCTCAACTAAGAACATCAAGACACGGATCAACTCCACAAATCGATATGCCGCATAGTCGTAGAGCTTTAACTACTGCGACTTATGAGTGGGCAGACTTGATTGACGATGCGGATAAAATCCGTATGTTAATCGATCCAACTTCTTCTTATGCTAAAGCAGCAGCGGCAGCAATGGGGAGAGCAATGGATTCAGTAATTATTGCGGCAGCTTTAGGTACAGCTAAAACAGGTGTATCTGGGGGAACGTCAACCGCTTTACCATCTACTCAAAAAATAGTACATGGTAGTGCAGGTTTAACTGTTGCTAAATTACTATCCGCAAAAAAAATCTTAGACGAAAATGATGTAGATCCATCTGTAAAAAGATACTGTGTTGTATCTCCTGAACAGATTGAAGATTTATTAAATCTCACAGAAGTAAAAAGTTCTGACTTTAATACAGTTAAAGCTTTAGCTCAGGGAGATATTAATTCGTTCTTAGGATTTGAATTTATCACATCTAACTTACTTACAGCAGATGCAACTCCAAGCAGACAAGTTATTGCTTTTGCAGCTGATGGTATCAAGTTGGGTATTGGTAAAGATGTAACCGCTAAAATAAGTGAAAGAGATGACAAATCTTATTCTACACAAGTATATTATTGCATGGACTTAGGTGCAACTCGTATGGAAGAAGAAAAAGTTGTTGAAATCGCTTGTAACGAATAGGGAGGGTTAAGATATGGCTAGTGTAAAAAGTGTTGCAATAACAAATCTTGATGCTGATCCTAGCGTTATGAGTGGTGGGGGTAACCTATCGCCTATGATGGTTTGGCACGATACCTATGAAGCATCTTCTTTAGC